AGGAAACGAATAGCTATTATCTACGTCAATCCTTCTAGGAGCGTTGTAGTCATCTGTAAAGAACAATAGGTTTTCAACCAAAGAAACCCCTGTTATTAAATACTCAGGGTTGAAGTTTAAGGTGGTAATTGTACCAGCTCCAATGTTATTTAAAATACTTACAACGTGATAGTTTAAGAAGGAAGTCTTAGTATCAAATGATACTATCAAATCAAGTTTTCCACTAGCTCCCACTGTAAATGTTGGGTCATGAACAAACCAAAACAGTCTTTCATTTGCTCCGTCTTCAAAAGCTCCAATGCATCTAGCGTTAGCACTCAGTGGAGTACCATCTATATACTTAAGGCTTGTCAACGGAAGGTTTCCTAATGAGTTCTCTATCGATCCAACATTATTTCCCTCCGTAGAGTTAACCCTTACGTTTAATGCATCAATGTATTCACCGTCCTGCATAAGACGTACATCGGTAGACTTATTCATCTTACCCTTGGTAAAGCTTTTAGTTATATTCGCCATATTATTTTATAATCTTATTCTGACCTCTCATATTCATTAAAAGTCTTCCGGGATGTATATTGCTGATTCTGATTTTTGCGTTCCTTAGAAGTGCTGATTTGTCCTTTTTAGCTCTATTTACTACATACTCTTGAACTCCTAACTTGGAATTTAGTATAGAATATCTAATATAAGCGTAAATAAACTCCTCAAACATCTTGTTTACACTAATGCTTGATTCATCTCCATTCTCCATTCCATCTGAAACGTATTCTAATACACATAATTCACCTGCCATACTAGAGCTAAAGTTAATTACTCCTGATTTTTTATCTATAGTAAATGTAGGGTTTACATTAGCTGTTTCAGTATTTAAGCCAAATCTTGCTCCTATTGAGTAATCAAAGTACCAATCACCATCAATATTGTATCCTGATTTTCCGTTATAAGCTCCTCCACCCATGTAAATGCTTTTCTTAGTTCCTGCTATTCTATCCGTGTCCAAGAAAGAAAACTGAGGTTTTAAAACATTTCCATTGATATCAAAAAGTATTCTGTAGTTATTATCCTGAAGATAAGCGTCAGAAGATGTTGCTTGAATATTTTCTGTAAGTGGTCTTAATACTCCTCCTGAATATAAAGACACTCTAACCCAATTTACATAGTCAGGTGGTAATACAAATCTAAGTAAGTCAGATACATTAAGCTCTAACGCTTTAATTTCTTTAAACGCATCGTAGTTTAATTCTTGTATCCCTCTCTTAGCATGAAATAAAACCTTATACCTCTCTTCGTTATTAATTAATGAGTGGTTTCCAGCATACATCACCATAAAGTTATTTACTATGTCCTTAAGTGTAACGTATTGATAAGAGCCCCAGTTTTCATTTTCTGGTAGTGCTCCTCCGTTCTCGTAGTATTGATATTGTGATATATATGCCATTATGCTTCAGTTTGGTTTGCTTGTTGTTCTTCTGCTTGAGCGAATTGTACTATTTGAATTTCTCTTATAGACATTCCTGCGTATTGAAGTATTCTTGTTACTAATGAAACTTCATCATCTAATGTAAGTTCAAAATCTTGGTAATCAGATCTAGTTGAATCAAATGCAGGTTCTCCATTTGGTAAAAGGATGTAAGTCCACTTTGGTTCTTTTGGATATCTAATATACTGAGCTACAACTCTTCCAGGTTCAATAATTGTTTTAGGGAAAAGACTCATAAGTATTCCTTCCTCTGTGTATACAGGAAATATCTCAGAAGGTGCTGTAAACGAAGTGCTGTTAAGCATTGTTATTTTACTATGGTTTACTTTCTCCGCTTCGTTCTGTACTGATAAAAATATAGAATAATCTTGAGGAGTAGCCGTGAATATATCTGCATCTAAAGATAAAACATTGTCACTTACTATAGAAATTACCTCTGCTGAGGTATAAGTAGTCGTGTTAACTACAATATCTCCAATAGCTACAGTAGCTGTAAAAGTAGCTGTAGAGTCTACTAATTCATTAGGAGTACCGGAAACAGAAGTGTTAGCACCACTGGTTCTAAACTTTTCATAAACAAGAGCTTTGTTTATTAAATAATAATCATCTCCTGTAGTTGTCGCAGAAGGCAATAGAAATTTATTAGAAGATCCATAGTGCATATAACTTGTTACACTAAACATATCTATTACCTCTTCTATCCCTTTTGTAATATCTGCATACCCTGTTCCTGAAGAACGAGCATTCTCTTTATTTATTTGTCTATTATACTGATAAAAATATTCGTTAAATAAATCCATCTGAGCTTGTTTTGAAAACAAGTTGAAGTCTGATGGAGAAATATAACCGTAGTTATTTTTATTAAGTATAGATAAAACTGTGTTTCTAACTGAATTTATCATCTTTTACGTTTTTACAAAGATAAGCAAAAAAAAAGAGTAGTCCTTTTACAGACTACCCTAATTAGTTTTAACTTTTATTTAATATTAAAGATAGCTTTCCAACATCTTTAAAGATTCTATTCCATCGTCAGTTTGTAAATATGAAGTTACGCTATCAATAGCATCACCTCCAAATGGAACTGTAAGCATTCTCTTTTTATTTGAAGCTGTATTATACCATACTTCAGTCTTGTTTTTTCTGAATGTAAGTAGACCTCCGTCAAAGAAAGATTGTGCTTGAGATTTTAACTTCAAAGAAGAGTCATCTAATATATCTAAAAATCCTTCCGGATCTTGTTTTGCATAAATTAATAAATCCCTTTTAAGTTCTTGTGTAGTGATTGTAGAAGATTTATGCCCAAATAATACTCTGCTTACTATCTCAATCTGATCTAAATCTAATTGTCTAGCAGCTACAAGTGCATCTACCTCTACGTTAAGTCTTTCAACTACTTCTGAAGCATCTTGTTCTTCATCAGCTTCTTCATAAGTAACTCCATTTCCAGGATGATACTCTAAAAATTCTTGTAATACAGGATTAGTTTTTTGAACCATCAAAAGACCATCCTCAAAAATAATAGGCTCTAGTATTGCATTTCCATCCTGCTCATCTTCAAATGGTGATTTTTGATTTCTAGCATATCTTAAAGGTCTATTCTCATTCTTTTCTTCGTCATACCATAATAATGGCTGTCTTGAAGAACCTCTTGTAGAAATCATTAATGATAATGGGGCTGCATCAGCCAATAATCTGTATACTTTATCCTTTGGTGTTTTTTTGTTTTTCATTTGATATAATTTTTATTTGATTTATAATAAAAAAATAGAGGTCGCAAATTGCGACCCCTACCTTTAGTTTTAAACTTATGCTTGTTTGAACAAGAAGAAGTTGTTTGCACCTAGTGTACATACAGCTCTTTCAGACAAGAAGTTTACTTCCATAGCATCTAAATCGCTATTTGAGGCACCACCTGCTGAACCTGTCATCCATGTCTTGTAACGTCTGTCTTCAGTTTCAGAAGCTCTGTATCTAACGTGTAAGAATGGTCTCGTAGCATTTTTTCCTAAGATTTGGTCATAAACAGTAGTAGAACCTGCAGGAACTAATAGTCCGTTGACTTTACCATTTGTTAATCCACCTCTCATTGTTGGGTCATTCAAGTATTTCCAATCTGACTTGTAGAAATCATACCCTCTTCTGAATCCTGTGAATCCTAAGTTAAGAGCCATGTCCTTGTCATTATCGAAAAGACCGTAAGAAGTACCATTTGTACCGTAAGAGTTCTGACCAGCTAACATATCATCGATAGCAAAACCAAATGCTCTATCTAAGAATAATACATTCTCTTCAATAGAACCTTGCTTGTCTAATCTCTGTACGATAGTATCCCAATCAGATAATGCAGCTGGATTAGTTCCTGCCCACACGTTTCCTCTGTTACCTACAGTGTAGAATACACCTTCAGAACCTTTGTTTCCTACGTTACCTGTAGCTGCAGCAGCCCCTGAACCAGTCGCAGCAGGAACAGCTTCAATCATTGCTGTCTCTAAGTAATCATCGAATCTCAAACGAGTTTCGTGCTCAGACTTCATGTACCAGTAGTATCCTGAAGCTCCGTTTTCAGTAGTTACTTCAATCCATCCAATTTGAGCCATATCAGAACCTGATACTGCATACTTATCTTTTAAGATAATTGGAGAGTTTTCGAAGATTTCATCATCTGCTTCTAAAGAACCTACCATTCCTGTAGTTCATTTTTTGAATTCAGAACCGTAGATGAACATTTCGTAAATGTTTCCTACGTTATCATTTGTCATACCACTTGCTTCGTAGAAAGCCACCTCGATAACACCTGTAGCAGTATTAACAGAAGTTACGATTGCTTTGTTTACTGTAGCAACTGTACCTACGATAGTTTTAGGCGACAACATGATTGTTTGTCCAACTCTTACAGCAATACCTCCAGTACCAGGTACTAAAGTATCGTTAATTGTAAATACAGCTGTATCTTGTGTCGTTATCACTGTAGTTGTACAGTTTACATATTTTGTGTGTAGTCTTCCTTGCTCTGCCCATTAGATAAGGTCTGAGTTAGAAGGCATTTCAGCTCCTACCATTCTTAAGAATGAAGATACTGATCTATTACCATATCTTTCGAATTCTTTCTCGTAAGTATCTGGAAGATACTGATTCAAGAAATTGAAGTTAGTAATGTAGTTTGTTGATAGGGCAACTTGCTCTGCACTTGGCTGCAAGTTAAACCCTGGTGACGCTTGTACTGACATAATTTTTGTTTTTGTTTTTTGTTAATGTTTATTTTTTACTCCTAATCTTTAATCCACGACCCGAGTCGTTACTTAAAGACCTTACCTGTGTTCCTCCTTTTGAACTGACTTCTCCGGTGGTACGGTCAGACATGTTAATGTTTTTCATTGTCTTCATCATTCCATCCTTTGCAGTCGACTTGCCTTGATCATAAAAGAACTGGGCAAACTTCTCAGGATTCATCGCGACAGCTAACGACTTGTGGTATCCTCTAGCATTACTAACCATTCCATTTTCATCCAAAAACTTTTTAATAAAGTTCTCTGGATTAGACTGTATTTTTTTTAGTTCTGCAGCATCTCCGGGATTAAAAACAACTGAATTATCATCTAATTTAAACTCAAAACCTTTGAACTCATTAGAAAACACCTCATCAGTCTTTTGTGAAAACCACTCAGACTTACGCTGATTCTCCTCCTGTGTAGTCTTCGCTGACTCTACATATTGCTTGTACTCTTGATACCCTTCATCTTCACTTAAAGAATTAGAAGATCCGCTTGACTCAAGAGGAACTTTATATTTTTCTTTTTGCTCGTTGAAAAATTTCTTAGCTTTAGCAACAATTTTTTTCTTTTTAATTTTTATTTTCTTGATGTCTGACTCTTCATCATAATCTTCGTCATAATCAAAGTCTTCCATCAATGAATCGATATCGTCTTCGTCTAAACCTTCTTCGGTAGACAGAAGATAATCCTTTAGTAATTTATCATCACTAACAGAATCAATGTCTCTGTTTAATTTAACAAAGTCATCAAGACCTCTTCCTGTTTCTTTTTTATACTTATAGTAAGCAGCTACATCGTCTGGAAGTTCTTCAGCTTCTTCTTTAG